ATTCTCTATAGTCAAATTTGTATTGCATTCGGTCATCATGTTCTTGATAGCATTGGCTATTGTGACCAAATATCTAGGAATGTGGTAACTTGTGGTCCTACCTAAGATCTAAAGGATGACACGTCGTCGTCCCGATGTAACCAGTATCCTTTTAGGAGTATGGTATGCTGTTAATTCAGCAACATCAGGATGGAGTGACACGTCGCCTTTCTGTAATAGGAATCCCATCATATACCATTAAGCCATTTTATGACTTATTGGTAAAATGGGAGAAATGTTCTGGTGTCGAATGGACAATCAAAAGACTTAAAAGTCTTAAGGTTGATCTCATTCGATCCATGACAGGTTTGCCACCCTTAACTTGGATTCGAAAGAATTCCAAGGGAAAGGTTGCAGGCGTCATCGGTTCTTTGTTTAATTGGGCTTCTCTCAATGAGAAGAACTTCAGTAAATGTGTGCAAGCTTTTATGGCTTACAGCTTTTACATTCTTCCTAGCCTTACTGAGGCTCAGAAGAAGAAGTTTCTCAGTGCGATTAATCCGAACAAAGATGATGGCCTTAGTCAGGGATTTCACAAATCCTTTGCTAGGACTGTTCACCGTTACATTTCGCGGAGGTCTGTGAGTCGTTCTCACCGACCTCTAGTGATTTATCAGGGTTCTCCTGATAAGAAGGCACCAAGACTTTTTGGTCAAAAGAGTGTCAGACAATCAGAACGGATATTGGACGATGTCCAATTCTTCAATGATAGTCATGGCATTTGTTTGTACCAAGAATTTAGAAGACTTTATAGTCCTCTACTTTCAGGTCTTGCAAGACGTCAGGAACTAGACTTTGTTACTAGTGCTACCCCTTATGGGGAATACACTTATAACAATGTTCCTAGTAATTATTCTGTTAGAGGTGGAGAAATCCACTTCCTTCAGGAACCTGGCGGGAAACTACGTTCTGTAGCTTCTCCCTTCCGATTACATCAAGAAGCTCTTCGTCCTTTCGGAGAAGAGATTTATGATGTTGTTCGATCACTG